AAAAACAAAAAGGAGTGATATATGGAACAAAGACAACTCAGTACTGATCACAAAGTGTTTTGGCCAATAGCCAAGCTACAAACCTGGAAGCACAATCCGCGCGCAATAACCAAAGACGATTACGAACGGTTGAAAAAACAGATTCTCAAGCTTGGGCAATATAAGCCGCTCGTTGTTAATAGTGGGATGTTTATGCCGATTGAAGGTGAAGTCTTGGGTGGAAATATGCGTTTGAAAGTCTATCAAGAATTAGGCGTCAAAAATATTTGGGTTAGTCTTGTCGATCCCAAAACCGAAGCAGAAAAACTTGAGTATGCACTATCTGATAACGATCGCGCCGGACATTACGTTGCCGATAAACTTGCTGAATTGTCATTTAATCTCAAAGATAGCCTCGTCTTAACTGACTATCATATTGATCTTGGAAAAACACTTAACCTACAAAGCGTACTTGAACACAATGTCGGTCTACCGAGTGAATCACAAGAAGAACCTCAAGCCTACGATGGATTCGTGGTCGTACTGAAAATTCCTCAAAATACATTCCCAGTAGTTAAAGAAAAACTAGAGAATTTATGCAACGAATATGGGATCGAGATTAACATTTCGTGACAAACAACCTGATAAAGCTTGGCAACGGCTCATTCGTGAGCAAGAAGAAGAAACATATACCGGATATAAGTTCTGGGAGCACCTTGATTTGTCATTGAAAAAAGCAGTAGTCAAAGAAATTACTCGACCAATCGCTGAGAAAATCATTTTGCAGTATGAATGGCTTGGTGATATGGCAATTACCAACAAATATTACGGTATCTTCTTTGACAACTTCTGCGGCGGTGCAATTTGTATAAACACCAATGGCGTCTGTCCTGGCAATGGTCATGAGTTCGGATTACGAGACAAAGACATTGCATATTTTGCCAGAGGTGCGTGTGCGTTCTGGACACCAATAGGAGCTGCAAGCAAATTGTTATCTTTTGCACTCAAGTTTGAAAAGATAAGAGGCGCAAAAATGGCCATTGCCTTTGCTGATACCGATGCTGGTGAATATGGCACAGTTTATCAAGCAACGAACTGGATTTGTTTAGGAAGACAAAAACACATCAGTTACCAATATGTCAAAAACAATAAAGTCATTGACAGTCGAAGTATCAGTCAAAAATCACGGCAAAAAGGTGTATCCATTAAGTTTTATGAAACGATGCTTGAAAAGAATGGCTGGCTAAGACAAGCGACGAATGCTAAATATCGATACATGTACATCTTAGCCAATGAGCCAGAAAAAGATGCAATTTATGAACGAATCAAAAGCAAAATGACTGAGTATCCAAAACGCGTCAGTAGTTTAATAGCAAAATAGCTCGATTCCATCGAGTAGATGGCAGTGCAACTCTGACCTTGACGCTCCAAGGAAAGGAAAATAAATCTATGCGGAATTCATTATTGTTTATACCCGATACGGTATCACTAAGCACGTTTGAGGAAATCGGTCTTGACCGAGGTGATGATGGGAAAGAAATGGAAAATATGCAAAGCAGAATCCAGCGGGATTTTCTGATGAATATTTTAACTGCCAGACAGCGAAAAGTAACGCTGTTACTCCTTTACGGCTATTCACGCAAAGATACAGCAGCAGAACTCAATGTTTGTTTACAGGCGATCCATCAAATAGTACTGCGTATTCGCAAGCGCTTAGTGTTTTATGCACAACTGAAACGATCACATGAGGAAAGCCAACTATAATCCTATGATAATCAAAAATCTTGTGTATCTTTACGTACTTATTCATTGCAATATGACGCCATCGCTCATTTACCGTCAGTGGAAACAAGACACAGTGCTCAAAGAATATGAACGGCCAGCGTTTATAGAACTTGCCCGATGGCTGAGGGAGTTTAAAAGAGAGGTGAGTCAGAAATGAGCACTATGCAACAGAATGCAACAAACAGCAACATAATTTCAGCTTACGAACAGCTTGAGCCAAGACTCCAATTTGCGATTGATTTGCGTTTACGAAATGTCAGTCATGCAGATATTGCCAAACAAAAAGAAATTAGTGTCACACCGCAGACGGTCAGACGTTGGTTTATGAAAGGAGGAGCTTGTTATTTAGCGTTTAAAGAAGAAGAGCGGATCCGAAAACGAGAAAATAAAAAGCGCAGAGAAAAACTCGATGAGTACGTCAATGAACTTGCACCAGATGCGCTACTCGTTGTTGAAGAAGAAATGCGCAAAGGAAATCTCAAAGCAGCTCTTGAAATACTCAAAATGGCAGGATTAAGTCCGGTGCAAAAATTTGAAGATGTCACACCAGAGAGCGAGGGGATACTACTTTTGAGAAAAATTATTGAGGAGAGACGCCATGAAACACAATCTGTACGAACTGTACAAGATACACAAAAAACAGATACAGCTGTCAGCGGGTCAGAAGACGATTTTTGATGCAATCGTTGATCTTGCCTATCCGCGAATACAAATTATCGCGCCCACCCAGTATGGAAAATCCCTCACTGTCGGACTGGCAACACTGACCTCTGCGGTTGCTATTGGCGAGCGTTGGGTAGTACTTGCCCCTTCTGAGAAAAAAGCCTCAATTATCATGGGGTATATCATTGAACATGCCTTTGATGATCCACTGATTACTCAACAACTTGAACTTGATACACAGGTATCACTTGATCGACTGCGGCGGGAACGATCTCGAACACATCTGACCTTTAAAACAGGTGGCGGTGTGATGGTGCTGACCCTTGATGCGCGCAATCAAAAACGCTCCTTTGAAGCAGCCATGGGCTTTGGCGGCAATCGCATTATTCTTGATGAATCAGCACTGATTGATGATACGTTATATGCAACTGTCAAACGGATGCTGGGAGGTTATGCGTATGCTGAGACATTTCTGTTGGAAATCGGCAACCCTTTTTATAGAAATCACTTTTATCGCACCTGGCACTCCAACCGCTATCAAAAGATTTTTATTGATTACAAACAAGCGCTTTCCGAAGGTCGCTTCTCTCATGAGTTTATTGAAGAAATGCGTGCTGAGGCATTTTTTGACATTTTCTATGAGTGTTTGTTTCCGTCTGAAGATGTAATTGATGAGCGCGGCTACAGAACACTGGTTACGAATGAAGAAATTGAAACGGTCTTAGTTGATGAGTATTCAGAGCCAACCAACTATAGCGAAGAGAAAAAGATAAATGAGTATCCAGATGGACTGCTGCGCTTGGGTGTCGATATTGGAGGCGGTGGGGACTTTAACGTTTACGTCTTGCGGAACGATAAATATGCTTGGATAGAAAGTAAAAACAGATCAAACGATACGATGACTAATGTTGAAGAAATCCAGCGGATTAAACAAGAACACCAAAACTTAAAAGACAATAACATCTTTATTGATGACGTTGGTGTTGGTCGAGGAGTGAGTGATCGACTGAAAGAATTGGGACTGGCAATAAATGCCGTATCAGCTGGAGAAAAACCAATGACAACTCAGGCGCAATTAAAATATAAAAATAAGAAGGCTGAGGCGTACTGGTTAACAAAACAGTGGCTTACAGCTGGTAATAAACTCCTTCGTCACGACGGATTCCGACAGCTGACATGGATTAAATATAAAACGTCAACAGATAAGGTGTTACAAATTGAACCAAAACTTGATTTAAAAAAACGCACGGGTAAATCGCCTGATTTTGCAGAAGCCTTGATGCTCACCTTTGTGCCTCCCCTGCCTGATCCGTCAGTTACCTGGATCTAGCTTTTTGTATAAGAAACACGCGTATTCTTCCTACACTAAAGATGTATGGGATTTTTTGATCGTTTCAAAAAAAAGCAAGTCAATCCAAATATTTTCTCATTTCTTCTTGGCAGTGCATCGCCTGACATGAAGGGTAATGAATATCTAGCAGCGTATAAAGGCTGGGTGTATGCGTGTGTCAATGCGATTGCCGAAGAGGTAGCAACTATTGATTTGAAACTACAACGACTTACCTCAAATGGTTGGGTGGATATTGAAAATCACTTAGCAATCACCACCCTTCATGATGTCAATTCGTTTATGTCATCGTCTGATCTTTTGCTTCATACCCAAGCATTTTTGGAACTTGAAGGCAATGCGTTTTGGTATTTACCCAGAGGAAAAGCTACCAATAAACCGGCTGAAATATGGTTACTTGATCCCACACGAACATTGGTTGTTAAAAGCGCTACTAACTTTATAAGTGGCTATGTGTACAGAAATGAGGTAGGTCAAAACGTTCCCTTTAACGTGACCGAGATTCTTCACTTCAAACGCTTTAACCCACGCAATCGCTATCGAGGGTTAGGTACCGTTGCAGCAGCAGCACTTGCAATAGATACTGACACCTATTCAGCTGAGTGGAACCGAAATTTCTTTTATAACTCTGCCATGCCCTCAGCCACTCTTGAAACAGCCGGTACTCTCACCAAAGAACAACTGGATCGTATCAAAGCTGAGTTTGATGCACGGTATAAGGGTGTTGATAACGCGCATAAACTTGCCATTCTTCAAGGTGGACTCACGTTTAAACCAATTACGCTTTCTCAACGAGACATGGAATTTCTTGAACAACGACGCTTTACTCGCGATGAAATACTGGGAATATTTCGCGTTCCCAAAACAGCACTTCTCATCACTGAAGATGTCAATCGTGCCAATGCTGAAGCAACTGACTATGTTTTCTCAAAACGCGTCATTAAACCTCGGATGGAATTTATCACCGATCAACTCAATGAGTTTTATCTGCCCATGTTTGGTGAGTCACTCAAATCTATGCGTTTTGTCTTTACTGATCCAGTGCCGCAAAACATCGAACTCAAGCTCAAAGAAAAAGAAACAGGTATTCGCGCAGGATACTACACGATAAACGAAGTGCGAGAAGAAGAAGGGCTTGATCCGGTTGATGGCGGCGATGTGGTTTACTTACCCATTAACCTGATCCCCATTGGCCAACCTCGACAAAACACAACTGAAGTGAATCAACAAACAATACAGATTAAATCAGGTCTTGATGCCGTTGAAAAACGCGTCCGGTTTATTCGTTCAGAGATTACGGAAAAAGCTCAAGAGTACAGAACTATTTTGCTTGAACAAAAAAGCTATTTGTTGCGAAAACTCAAAAATCAGAAAAAGAAAATTGTCAAAGCTGATCTGGGAGTGTTACTTGATGTAGCGCTTGCTGACTTTGATGATGACTGGGTAAAAGTTTTAGTGACGCAAAATAAGAAATCGCTCACAACCGCTACACTCTATGCAGGGCGCGAAGCACTGCGAAACTTAGACAGTGACCGACAGTTTACCATTGAAAATCCACGAGCTGTTGAATGGCTCAGAGATAACGCCCTTACTCATGCTCGCTCTGTTCTCGACACTATCAAGGAAGAAGTACGCAATCGAATTGCTACCGGTGTTTCTGAAGGACGAAGTATCAATGAAATTGCAGAGCATATTGGTGAGTTTTTTGATGAACAGTCACAGTGGAGAGCACTCAGAATTGCTCGAACTGAAGTTATTAGTGGCTACGCTGAAGGGTCAATTGAAGGCTATCGTCAAAGCGGAGTTGTCAAAGGAAAGCGCTGGTTAACCGCAAATGATGATCGTGTTGATGATGAGTGTGCTGAAAACGAAGCCGATGGTGCAATCGGTCTTGAGTCAAATTTTTCAACCGGTCATAGCGCTCCTCCTGTTCATCCAAACTGTCGATGTACGTTGCAACCGGAAGTCTAACACCAAAAATGTATAAGTATTGGGAGCTTCACCCATACAATTTTTATAGAAGGCTATTTTTATGAAAAAACTTATCCGTAAAACCTACCAAGCAGAAACAAAAGCACTTGAGGACAGTGACCGCACACTCATAGTCAAAATTTCAACCGCAAGTCCTGATCGCTCAAATGATGTGGTCATGCCAATGGGCATGATGGTCGATAACTATCTCAAAAATCCCGTTGTTGCTTTTGCGCATAACTACTCTGGTCTTGCCATTGGCAAAACGCTTGAGATTCAAAAATCTGATGACGGGATTATTGCCAAAGTCGAGTTTGTTCCGAAAGGTGTCTATCCACTTGCTGATCAACTCTTTGAGATGTACAAAGGCGGGTTCATGAATGCCTGGAGTATTGGCTTCATTCCCAAAAAACATGCTGACCGAGATGATGGCGGACGAGATTTTGAAGAATGGGAACTTTTAGAGTACTCAGCGGTGCTTGTTCCGGATAATCCTGAAGCACTGACGCTTCTTCGTTCAAAAGGCGTTGATGTTGAAACACTTGAAAAAGCGATGAAAGTTGTTGTTTCTGAGGAAGAAGTAAAAGAAGACAAAAATAATGACAAAAAACAGGTCAATTCAGTTGTGAATTTTGAAGTGAATGCAAAAGAGAAAACTATAACGTTAATCATGAGTAATAACGATAGAGTTGCTTTCAATACTTCTGACGATTATCTTACCTATCTTGCCGACATTCTCAAATCACACCAAGAATTCAAAGAAGGTCGTGTATTGTCCGAGAAAAATAGAAAACTGATTGCATCAGTGATTGATCAAATGAATGCAGTCATCAAAGCAATGCAAGCGTTACTTGACGCAACAGAAAAAGAACCAAAAGAAATTCACGATGAACGCCACAAGATGGTAGTTGACCTTACGGCTGCGCTCAAAGTTGCCGATCAAGTGATCGGCAGAGCGCTCAGAGACGTGAAGTCAAAAGGTGAACTGGGCAAAGATCCCGACGACACCCGTGTGCCTGTCGCAAAGGGCTGAAAGGATGTGAGATGTATGGATACAAAAGTAATGAACATGGATGAGTTTCAAAAAATGCTCTCTGATATGTTTGATCAAAAAATCAGAGAATTAGGGCTTGATAAAGTTGATCGAAAACATGGGATATTTCCGTCAAAAGATGACCCCAATGGTGATGATCTTTCTGGACTCACGAAAGAGGAACGAGTCGCTAAGTTTGTCCGGGCAATCATCGACAATGATCATGTCACTGCAAAGGCACTCTCTGAAGGCACATCAGCTGATGGAGGGTATTTAGTTCCCAATGAGTTTAAAGCAGCTATCGTTGCGAAGCGTGATATAGCAGCGGTGATTCGCCCGAGATCAACTGTTTTCCCAATGACGAGGGATAAAATGGATGTTCCCTCCGAAGGAAATGCAGTAACGCTCTACTGGGCAGCCGAAAACGCGGCTTTGACTGAATCCAATCCGACGTTTGGAAATACAACGCTTAACACAAACAAGCTTACAGGACTATCAAAAATGAGCCGTGAGTTATTTGGGGATAGTGCAGTCAATCTCATGGATTTCTTGGCAGGTTTGTATGGCCGAAAGTTTGCCCTTGAGGAAGATAAGAAATTCATGACTGGAACTGGCACAGGAGAACCAAAAGGAATTCGTCAGTACACTGTCGGTTCTTCTGCACAAGCGGGAGCAAATTTAGTTGGTGATGACGTCATCAAGCTTTACTACAGCTTGGGTTCTCAGTACCGAAGTCAGGCAACCTGGATTATGCACAACAGCATCATCAGGTTAGTGCGTCTTTTGAAAGATTCTCAGAACAGATACCTCTGGACTGATGGCTTTCAGGAAGCACCGGCAACGATACTAGGTCGCCCTGTTGTTGAGCAAAACGATATTCCAACTAATCTAGGGGCAGGAACTAACGAATCTGAAATATGGTTTGGTGATCTTGCATACTATTTGATTGGAGATCGTCAGGAGATGACGATTGAGTCAACCACAGAAGGAGCAGGAACGTTTGAGAATCATCAAGTTGCGGTCAAAGTCATTGAACGCATTGATGGTCAATTGGGCCTGACTGATCCAATGACAAAACTCACTGCGGTGAAATAACGTTTAGTATATTTCTGCGCTGTTTCTGAGCGGGCACTAATGCTCCAAGCTCGGAAGCAGGCAGAAGTAGATTAGAAAATTTTTATATCAGGAGGTGAACAGAATGAAATTACTAAAATTTATCAAACCATTTTCACCCTATGCTGTTGGTGATGTTGCTGGGCTTCCCGATAAAGACGCTAAAGTAGCCCTCGAAGCCGAAGCAGCAGTGCTCTACAAAGAAAAAGATGAGGAGAAAGAAACGACCGAGGAAAAAGCAGTGAAGAAGCCGGAGAAAAATAAAATGGTCGAGGGTGCGCCAGTGACCAAATAAAAATGTATAAGCATTCTCACCTTTGTCCGTACTATTAAAAGTAGAGGTCTATTATGCCAAAAAACGAACCAAAAGTGTTATCAAATAAAGACATTTTAGAATCTCAAGGATTAGTTGAGATTTATGACCCTTCAGTGGGCGCGTATCGGCAGGTTGCAAAAGAAGAAGCCAAGCGTATGGTTGAAAACCTCGAAAAAATTAAAGCCAGCATGGAAGGTAAAAAATAGTATGAACACACAAGACATTGGTTCTGGACAGGATCATTTATCAATAACCAAAGGCCGTTCAATCTTTGAAAAAACAATTGAAAAAACGGAATGGTTTATTGATAAAGTGATCTTTCCTGAAAAGTTGCGTTTACAAGCAGAACATTTTTTACAATCAGGAGGGAAACTCGATGATGCACTACGACGTTTTCAAGGCAAGCATCTTGGTCGCACTAGCATTTTGGGTAATTTACTTCTTAATGAAGGCATTAACGCTTTATGGACATTAGCAGCTGGTGGATCAGAAACAGCCTACAATAACGCCAATGCAGAACTTGGGGTTGGTGATTCTTCATCTGCTGAAGCTGCAACCCAAACGGATCTGCAAGCAGCAACGAACAAACTTTTCAAAGCCATGGATACTGGCTACCCAACGTATGGTACTGCACAAAAGATTACCTTTAGAAGTTCATTTGCCGGAGGAGACGCAAATTATGCCTGGAATGAATTTAGTGTACGTAATGGCAATACGGCAAACAAAAACTTAAACCGCAAAGTCTCAGCGCAAGGGACAAAAACCTCCGGTCAAACATGGCAACTTACCCTCGAAATCACACTCTCATAATGAGACTGATCAATAGTTTTCTTTCGTATTTTGGGTATTCGCTTGAATATTGTGAGGGAGTCATTGAAGAACACATCAATGGAAAGTTCTATTGTTCTACCTGCGGTCAACACATATAACTGCTTTTTGTATAAGATTTTCCTCTTTTACCCATACACTAGAGATGTATGGCAGATATAGCGCTGAAAGATTTCATAAAAGCACGCGTTCAAGAATCGGATGCAAATCCACGCAACATGCACACGGGGAAAACGCCTGATGAAGTGGCAAATACAGCCCATGATGATCTACTGAAAATGATCAAAGCAGAGATTCTCTTTGATCCGACAAACAGAGGATATGCAGGCAAAACTGATCAACATATTGCCGATCTGATCAATTCATCCTACGAGGTAGATGTTGAAGAAGTACATGTTGAATCAGCACGCATGGCACAGATTACGAGAAAAGTGCTTGAGGAAGAGCCTGTATCTCAAGAGAATATCGTGATTGATGGTCAAGGTAATGTAACGGTAGGCAGTATTGATCTTCAAACCAAAATAGCTGAGGCGATTGAGAAAGAAATCAATGAAGATCCAATGAACTATGGGTACAAAGGAAAAACGACAGAAGAAATCTACGCGTTACTGCGGACTGCCCGCGCAGTAACTATAAAACGAAGCGTGACAATGCCCTCACGGCTCAATGATATTTCAGTAGATATTGCATTTATTCCCAATAGTATTACCGCTCAAACAATCACAGAAGCAAAAAAGATCAGCGATACAGAGGTACAAGAGATAAGTGTACCAGTCAGTCAACCGAAAGGATAAGCCTGTGGCAAATGAAATAAAGACAAAAAATATTGCAAAAGCAACGTTCACTATCACACTTGCCTCTCTTGCGAACGGTTCAGCTCGGCAAAGTACACTCGTTGATAATAGCTCAAATGATTATCCAGCTGCACTTATCTTTCTCAAGATAAAATCAGGAGGAACCGCACCAACCGCTGGCAAAGTCTATGAAGTGTATCTTATTCGAGGTAATGATCCGTCATCGTCTGATTATCGTTCAGACGGGGCTGGAGCAAGTGATGCGGCTATCACGATTGAGAATGCAGTCTTATTAGGGGCAATTGTCGTTACGAATACCGCAAATAAGGTTTTCTATGGAGAATTTGATACAGCCTTTTGTGGCCCGTTAGGTCCAGAATGGGGAATCGCAATTAAGAACAACTCCGGCCAAGCATTACATGGAACTGAAGGAGATCATTATAAAGGATCTGCGTATTATGTGCCTGAAGTCCAATAAGGAACAATATGTATGTATCAGAGATCACCATCACTTATATTCGACAAAAGAAATTCGCTCTGGCATAACCTCTTATGTTGCGTTCCCTTCTTTGGCAAAGGCGCTCCTGATGTAGCATACGATCTCTCACGATTTAAAAATCACGCAACACTCAGAAATAACCCCTCGTATATTGTCGGCGATAAATTAGGAATCCAAGTTCCCGACTTTATCCCCGCTTCTTCACAAAATGGCAAAATCCCTAGAGGAATATTTACCTGGGATGGTATTGTGACACTTCACTTCTGGTTTTACCTTGATGCACTCCCTGGAGGAGATACAGGACTTTTTGATAATCAGTGGGGAAATGATAACTCTGGTGGTTTTCAGATTTTGATTCAAGGCTCAGGCGGAAATATGGTAAGTTATGCAGGTGATCTTACTGGTCGTCAAAGTATAGGCAATGGAGGCATCACAACAGGAAAATGGTTCTGTTATATCCTTGAGGCAGACGCAATCAATGACACACTAACAGTGTGGTTAAACAATGAACAAGCAGCGCAAAATACAGGGTTTACCAAAAATACCGTTGATGGCGGAACGACGAATGCCGGATCGTATCGCTTCTTTGCAAATTCTCAAGAGAATAACTATCTCGATGGTAAAGGATTCAATGTGATGCTCTGGGATAGAAGACTGACTCCGTCAGAACGACTCTTCTTGTATTCAAAACCGTTTGGAATGTATGTAGTCAATCCCCTTCGTCGTTCATATGGATATGTACCAGTAACAATTACGCCGGTGTCGTTATCTGATAGTGGGGCGGGTACTGAAATTCTTAATCTACTCAATCAAATTCCGGTAGTGGATTCAGGGAGTGCTTCAGAATTACTTGATATTCTGGTACAACTGGTACTTTCTGATACTGGAACTTTATCAAATGAGACAATTACGGCTGTTATTGCTATTACATTGTCAGATTCAGCAATAGCAAGTGAAGTAGTTGATTTATTGGTCTTGTTGCTTCTCACCGATACGGGATCAGCAAACGAGGTAACTTCTTTCTTGGTGTCTTTGGCACTCTCAGATACAGCAATAGGAACAGATGCTTTAGTAGTACTCGCAATATTATCTATCCTTGATTCTGGTGTAGATTCAGAAATAGCCAGTTATATTCAGCTCAATAATCTTTCCGAAACAGGCACAGGGACTGAATTGCTCTCTCTTATCAATTCGTTTCTTCTCACTGACACTGGAACTGCAAATGAAAGTACAGATATTCTGGTGAATTTCTTGGTAAGTGATTCTGTCGTTGCAACAGAAGCATTATCTCTGCTTGCGCAAATTGCCCTTGCTGATAATGCATTAGGTACTGATCTCATAACTATTGTTACCGCACTTTCCCTTTCGGATACAGGCATCGCTACAGAGTTGTTACAAATTATCGTCTCAAATTCAGTATCAGATACAGGGAATAGCAGCGAGGCGCTTTCTCTCCTTACTCAAATTCTTCTCTCTGACTCAGGGCTATCAAATGAGGCATTATCTCTACTGGTATCGTTGGCGGTTCAAGACAATGCCGTTGGCAATGATGCGCTTTTTATCCTTATGAGCATTGCTGTATCAGATACTGCAACTGGAACAGATGTGTTGAGTGTTCTTCTGGTACTTGGCCTTTATGAACGAGGCGTGGGGTTATTCAATAACGGAGGGAATTTGTATAACAG